CTTCGCCCCACGCTCGATAAAGATAACTCAAAAGCCATCTTCATAAGTACACCTAGAGGAAAGAATAACTGGTTCTCCGAGTTTTTCTACAGAGGATTTCAAGATGAATTTTCAGAATGGGCATCTATTAGAGCCACTTATAAAGATAATCCTCGCATGTCTGAGAATGATATTGCGGAAGCTAGAAAATCTATGTCCGATGCTGAATTTAGACAAGAATACGAAGCCGATTTTAATACTTATGAAGGTCAAATCTGGAACTTTAACTATGAGGAATGTACAGCGAACTTTAGCGAAATAGACACATCCAAAATGGATATATTTGCAGGTCTCGACGTAGGTTATAGAGATCCTACAGCGTTCTGTGTTCTAGGCTATGAGTGGGATGAGCAGAAATATTACTTATTAGACGAATACTTAGACGCTGAGAAAACTACCGAGCAACACGCTAAAGAAATACAAGCTAAGATAGAGAAATGGGATATAGACTATATTTATATTGATTCCGCCGCTCAACAAACCCGTTTTGACTTCGCCCAGAACTATGACATAACAACTATTAACGCAAAGAAAAGTGTATTAGATGGAATAGCGCACGTAGCCGCAATAGTAGACAATGATAAATTACTAGTAGAGCAAACCTGTGCCGAATCATTAGCGGCATTAGATCAATATCAGTGGGACTCTAATCCTAATTTAGCTCGGGAAAAACCAAAACACAATAGAGCTTCACATATGTCCGATGCACTTAGATACGCATTGTATTCATTTGAAACTTCTGCAATAAGTTTTTAGGAGACCTCTGAAAAATAATGTTTGACATAGTATCTGAAACTCGATATAATTCTCTAATTGAAAATAGAAGTTCTAAAACCCAATGGCCGAATTAAAACGAGATATAGTAAAATATATCCGAGATAGAGCGAAGAATAACTACGAAAAGGACTCGGAATGCTATATCTGTGGGGCTGACGTTAAATTAGATTTCCACCACTACTATAGTTTAGCACCTCTTATACACAACTGGATTAAAAAGACGGGGCATGATCCTAAATATATTCTTGCAATTCGGGATGATTTTATAGAAGAGCACTGGGCAGAATTATATGAGCACACTGTCACTTTGTGCTACGGACACCACAGACAACTGCACAAAGTATATGGCCGCAACCCCGCATTAACAACGGCAAAGAAACAAATGCGCTGGGTACAGATTCAAAGAGATAAACATGGCATGGTATGACAGATTCTTAAACCGAAGTGAAGAGGATATTTATGAAAAATTAAATCCTGTTCAACAGTACTTTGGAACAGAGTCGCAATCGTCTCGTGAGCACACTCAAAGTTATGAAAAGTACTATGAGACTATAGAGATTGTTAACCGTGCAGTAAATATGGTTGTTGATGACTGTGCGGAAATACCTGCAATAGTGCAGCCTATTAATATGTCTGGAGTTGTAAAAGGGATAAAGCGTTCAAAAGTTCAAAAACTTATAAATGAGGAACCAAACCTATTCCAAGACATCAGCTCCTTCAAGCGTAATTTAATTACTGATTATATTCTTGATGGCAATATTTTTATTTATTATGATGGTGCTCACTTCTACCATATCCCTGCCTCCGATGTTACAATTCATGCAGACGCAAAAACATTTATAAGTAAGTATACCTATGCTGAAGTAGACTACTCTCCTGATGAAATTATACATATAAAAGAAAATTCCTTCCATGATATATACAGGGGAGTTTCTAGATTAAAACCTGCCGTTCGTACTATGTCTTTAATGGCAAATATGCGGCAGTTTCAAGATAATTTCTTTAAAAACGGGGCTGTGCCAGGGTTGGTTTTAAAAAGTCCTAATACTTTATCAGAGAAGATTAAGGAGCGAATGCTTCAATCCTGGCAAGTAAGGTATCAACCTACAGCAGGAGGCAGACGGCCTCTAATTCTGGATGGTGGAATAGAAATAGATGCTATTTCAAATGTTAACTTTAAAGATTTAGACTTCCAGAGTTCTATAGGTGAAAACGAAAAGATTATATTAAAGGCAGTAGGAGTCCCTCCAATTTTATTAGATTCAGGCAATAATGCAAACATACGTCCAAATATGAGGATGTATTATTTAGAGACAATACTACCTATAGTACGAAAAGTTAACTTTGGACTAGAAAGATTTTTTGGTTTTAGTGTAAAGGAAGATATTACTAATATTCCTGCTCTACAGCCTGAATTACGAGATCAATCATTTTACTATTCTGGATTAGTCAATGCCGGTATTATAAGTGCAAATGAAGCAAGATCACAATTAGGGTTTGAAGCTCTAGAAGGACATGATGAACTACGAATACCAGCAAATATAGCGGGTAGTGCTTCAAATCCAAATGAGGGCGGTAGACCCGTAGAAGAGGAAGAAGAATGACAGAAAAAAAGATAAAGCTACATGAAAAATATAGGATGTTAGCCTTGAAATATTTTGCAGATACTTCTGTAAAGCAAGGGTATCTTATAAGCAAGGAAGAGGCACTAAAAACCAAATGGTTGGAAGAGTCTTACCTTGATGATGAGGTTTGGTCCAGTTCTTGGGATAGTATTATAGGAACCATGCAAAAAGTTTTTCCAGAAACTAAGGACCTGAAACCAAAAGCCAAAGCAGCCCCTAAAGTTGTTAAAAAGGGAAGCTCGGGAGGAGAGAATGGAAAAAGTATTTAATCTAACCTCTACTTTTAAGTCTCATACTGAGGATGATGGTAGTATTAAAATCCGAGGTATGGCTAGTACTGCAGATTTTGACCGCGCGGGCGACTCTATATCAGCAGACGCATGGACTAAGGGTGGGTTAGATAATTTCGAGAAGAATCCGATAATTCTTTTCAATCATGATTACAACAGGCCGATTGGAAGAGCGACGCAAGTCAAAGCTTCTAAAGATGGGCTTGAGTTAACAGCAAAAATTAGTAAGGCAGCTAACGATGTAGCTGAACTAGTTAAAGACGGTGTTCTTGGAGCCTTTTCTGTTGGTTTCCGAGTCAAGGACGCTGATTACTTAGAGGAAACCGACGGATTGAGAATAAAGGACGCTGAATTGTTTGAGGTATCGGTAGTATCTGTACCCTGTAACCAAACAGCTACTTTTTCACTGGCGAAGTCCTTCGACTCGATGGATGAGTACGAAGATTTCAAAAAAACTTTCACTAATAGTGACGGGGCGCAAGTCCAAAAGGAGATAACGATGTCTGAAGAGACACAACAACCCGTTGACTTGGAAGCTTTTGCTAAAAAAGTAGCTGAGGAAACTGCTGCTAAAATTGCAATGAAGCAAGCCGAGCAAAAAGCAGCCGATGAGGCTGTACAAAAAGAACTAGCTGAGAAAGCAACTGCGGAAGCAGAAGCTAAAGCTCAGCAAGAAGAAGAAGTCAAGCAAGCAGTAGTAACTGCTGTTGAGTCTGGTACTGACCGCTTGGCTACTGACATGCAAAAAGAATTCGAAGCTGCAAAAGCTGAAGAAATAAATGAGCTTGTCAAAAAGTACGAAGGCCAAGTTAAAGAGAAGGCCGATGAGCTTGAAGCTATGCGTAATAGCAAGTTTGAGTTTTCTAGTAAGTCTAAAGAGGCTTTTGGTCGTGAAGCTTTGGAAGCTAAAGTTTATGGCGCAATTACAAAGAAAGGTTGGGATACTGACCTTGGTAAGCGAGTCATGCAAAAAGGTACAGATGGAACACAGTTTGGTAGCCAAACTACCTCTGGTAATCTTGATATAACTGTAACTCAACAGTTCGAAGAGGAAGTTAAGCTAGAAACTAAACTTCTTGGTTTGTTCCGTGAGATTCCTGTATCATCAGGAGCAACAGTTATGCCTTTCGTTGCAGACGTTAATGGAGCAACTTGGGGTACAGCATTCTCCATTGATACTGCGAATGATCGTTTAGATATGGCTGCAGGCGGAACTAATGGCCAGTTTGACGTTGCAAACCGTGTGTTAAACACTCAGCGTCTCGCAGCAGGTACTTACATCGATAACGATGTAGATGAGACATCTTTGGTTTCTTTTATTCCAATGATTACCTCAGCACTTGCACGATCACATGCTGTAGCAACTGATAAAGCCATTCTTTATGGAACTTCAGGCGCTATTTATGGACTCGCTGGTGGAGACGGAAGCGATAAGGGCTCTGGTCTTGTATCAGGTGCAACTGTTGTAACTGCACAGCTTGATGGAGCACCTGCATTTACAGCTTCTATGCTTGAGATTGGAAGAGAAGCTATGGGCAAGTATGGCATTAATCCTGCTGATCTTGTTTATGTTGTTTCTCTTGCTGTATACTATGATCTTCTTGCAGAAGATGGCGATTTCCGAACTGTTGATAAAGCAGGATCAGATATCGCAGCCAACATTAATGGCATGATGGGTACTGCATTCGGTTCACCTGTGGTTGTTTCTAACGAACTATCACCTGCTGACGAAGGCACTGCAGCTATCGTTGTTAATACAGGCCGCTTTGTTGTCCCACGTCTACGTGGAGTCACCATTGAGACTGATTACGAAGTTGGTAAGCAGCGTAATGTTCTGGTTGCTAGCCAGGCGCTCGGATTTAAGGCACTTGAAACTACTAATGGTGCACGTTCCTTGAGATACGCAGACAACGCTTAATAGCACTTTTTGATTACTTACTAGTAATCATGGGAACTGGGGGAGGGATCCTCCCCTAAGTTTTTATTAGTTGATTTATGGCAGATTTAATAACATTACAAGATTATAAAGATGCGGAAGGCTTGAGTACTCCAAAAGAGGACTTGAGAATTAATGCATTAATACCTTCTGTGAGTCAATTAATAAAAACTTATTGTGCAAACAGTTTTGTAGATTATTACTCTTCTAATAAAACAGAAGAGTTCAATATTAATTGGGGAACTCATATAGTACAGCTAACTGAGAGCCCTATCAATGCAATAGTAAGTGTACAAGAACGTCAGTCGTATTCTGACTCTTATACTACACTTACAACCGGAGCTTATGAATACGCTCTAGACACTACAACAGATAGTGTTATTAGAACAACCTCAGGTGGCTACCAGAATTGGCCAACAGGAGTCGGTGCTGTAAAAATAGTGTATACTGCAGGCTATAGCGCTGTTCCAGCTGATTTAAAATTAGCAGTAATTGATTTAATTACTTACTACTTGAAAGATGAGCATAAACAACGGCGAACCATGGCAGGCGCTAGTATACAAAATGATGGTAGTTCTAGTCAGAAAGATAATGTTGCATTTCCAGACCACATTAAGAGAGTCTTAGACCTATATAAAAACTTTTAATGAGTACTGAATCATTAATGACGTTTATAGAGGGTTTAAGTAAAGACTTAGAATCCCCCAGCGCAGATACACGATTAAGTTATAATCTTCGCACTCATACTTTCGTATATAGTGAAGACATGTTTATTGAGGAATTTATAGCTGAGATGGCTGCTAAAGAAATTAAAAGTGCAGCATTAAATACTTATATTAGAAAAATAGCACCGAATATGACTAGTACATTAAGAACTACATTAGAGAGTATGACCTTAAAAGCTAATGGGGGTCAAAAGCAAGGTGTAGCTGCGAAAGTAGTGGAAAGGAACGGTATAATTTCATTTGTGTTTACCACAAATATACGAACAGGGTTACCACCTAATAAATGGGCACAGGGTCAAAAGGATGTTTTCGATAAGATAAAACGCGCATACCATAAAGGCTATAGTGCGTTCTTTCACGGTGTAAGAGGGCATTTAACCAAAAAAGCAGAAAAAAGTGAAGGTGGTATGGGTCGTTCAGAGAAGTTTGAAAAAGCCTATGCTAGTAAGGATGGAAAGCGTCTATACAAAGGTAGAGCTATGCATTCCGGTCATAAAATGGGACAGGGTGTAGTTGAAACAAGGATGCGAGAAGCATTTGATAAACATAAAAAGAAGGTCATGAAGAAAACCGAGCCCTTAGAATGTTTAGCAGAAACAGATTTAATAGCAGATTTAAAGACCTTAGGAATTGATTTAAAATTTATGAGAGACCCTGAGACAGGGGTTATGGAGTTTGAAATCTCAATGGAAGGAGCCACCGGTAATATTCTAAGAGGTGCTGAGATGAAGAAAAAACTAAACGATATTAGAAAGCGATTAAAAGAGTTACTTACTGGCGGTGCTGAGGGTTTAGAATTGTACCAGTTAAAAGGCTCAGACTCTCTATTACTAGTAGATCGTAAAACCATTATTAATAGTATTGCAAAGTCATATAAGAAAAATAAGTATGTTACTGTTAGAACTGAAAATACAAAAAAGAAAGCACGAAAAAAGACAGTAAGTAAAAAAATTGATGGAGCTAACGTTGAAAGAGGTGGAAGAGGGAAAATCGCAGAACCAACACTACCTGCCGGAGCAGCTACGGCCTCCGCCGGAGAACAACCCAAATTCAATATACAGAATATATTAGGACTAGTTAATGCCCAGCTACAGGACAGGGTTGGAGCAAAAATGGTAGATCCTAGACTAGAAAGCAGAACAGGAAGATTTTTAGAAAGTGTCAGGGCTACAGATGTTACGCAAACCGCCCAAGGATACCCTAGTGTTGGTTATACTTATGCAAGAGATCCTTATGAGGTGTACGAAACTGGGAGTGGAACTCGGTTCGCAAGTGCCTATAGAGACCCTCGAGTAATAATAGACCAGTCAATAAGAGAGATCGTATCACAGTTCGGTTTAGGAAGAATGTACACTAGGAGACAGTAATGACATCAAGAACTTATGCTTCTAGACGCAAGAGAATAGTGGATTCTCTTGTTAGTAAACTAAAAGGAATCAATGGTCAGGGAGCTTTCCTGACAGATGTAGGAGAAAATGTCCATCCTCGATTAAAGTTCTGGGATGAGATAGATGAATTCCCCGCAATTCACCTTAATGCCGGCAACGAAACTCGGCAATATAGAACTGCAGGAGTAAGAGATAGATTTTTAACAGTCACAATCAGATGTTATGTAGAAGATGAAGATGCTCAAGAAGTATTAAATCAATTAATGGAAGATGTAGAGACAGTTATAGAAGATAACTCACGATTAGAGTATACTGACAAGATGAATATTGTTTACTATACTCAACAAATCACTGTCATTAGTATAGATACTGATGAAGGTGTGCTCGAACCTCTAGGAGTAGGCGAAATACTAGTAGAAGTTCGTTATTAGAAAATTCTGGCACGAATAAATATTCACGACCAGTCTTTTCAGGTTCATAGGAGATTAAACTATGGCAGAATATTTACATTTTAGTAGAGACTCGCGCCTCTACATGGAAAAAGACGGATATCTCTGGTCGATTCCTGTGCTTGATGGATTTAGCTTCTCTCAAGCAACGAATTCCTCCGAGATAACTCTTAACGAGATGGAGGATGCTTCCGGCAGGTCTCGTAGAGGTCGTAAAATGTTTACAGACTCTCTATCAGCTGCCGAATGGTCTTTTAGTTCATATGTGCGACCCTTTAAATCAGCAGGATCAAAGGCGTACAATAATGGCGTAGCCGATAGCAGCGCTAATCATCAGCACGCTTGTGAAGAAGCCTTATGGGTAGCAATGGCAGGTCAAAATGCATATCAGCCAACTACTGGTAAATTCAAGCATGGGTCAACTGGTGGTGCAATCACCTCATTAGCAACCACTTCAGGTGGAACTGATAGTGACAGAACAGCAGGAACTTATACCGTTGCTGTACCAACCGCTGCCTCTGGAAGTAGTACTGGAGCAACAGTAGCTGCAGGCTCAGGTAGTAATACTGATGGAACTAACGCGGTACTCTCAATCGTTGTTAACGGTAGTGGTGTTGCAACTACAACCATTACAGAAAGGGGAACTCAGTTCGATACTGGTAATACAATCACTGTTGATAGTGAGCTTATCGGTGGAGCATCAGGAGACGATAACTTAGTTCTTACAGTAACTTCAGAATCCTTTACTTCAGACGCTACAGACTTGGATATTAACTTTTATGACTCAAGTCGTGCAGCATTAGGAACGTTCAATCTATACTATGTATTTAGTGATAGAAGCGCGGGTCGATTGTTGTACAAGTTAGAAAATGCGGTTGTAAACGAAGCATCTATTGATTTTGATATAGATGGTATTGCACAAATTAGCTGGTCAGGAATGGCGGGTCAGATTAAGGAAGTTCCAACAGGACTGGGTGCAGGGCAGTTTACTGCGGCAGCAACCTTTCCAAACCCATCAGCTGCGGGAGCAATTTGGATTGATACTGATGATAGTGATAAGTTCTATATGTCAACAAGTGCAACAAATGCGGCAGCAAGTTGGACTCAAGCCAGAACTGAAGGAACTACAGATACTGGAAACTTTATCCGTAACCGACTAACTCAGCTGACCTTAGCACCTGAGAGTACTTTCCAAAGTTCTACAACGTTTACAAACGCTGCAGGAAACTCTGACTCATATGAGACAAGTTACTCTGTTGCATTAACGGGTGGAAATGTTACTATTAGTAATAATATTTCCTACTTAACACCGGAAGAACTCGGTAAGGTTAACCAACCAATCGAGCACATAACAGGAACACGAACAGTTTCTGGTAGCGCTACTTGTTATTTAGCAAGTTCAGACGCTGCTACTAACCGAAGTCGTGACTTGTTTGCGGACTTAGTCTCTGATGTTAATACTGTTATTAACAAGTTTGCAATTACCTTGCAAGTAGGTGGTACAGATACAACCAAACCACGGTTTGAAATTTCATTACCTACTGCGCACTTAGAAGTTCCTAGTCACTCTATTGAAGATGTGATTTCTTTGGAAACCAACTTCCATGGACTGGGCTCTGGTGTAGGTGAAGCTGACGAAGTGACACTCAAGTACATCGGTGTATAACCCCTAAAAAATAATTCTTGACATTTGTGGTGTTTTGAAATATAATATATAGGGTAAAGAGAGGGGCTCTTTTGAGCCCCTTATCATATAAAACGGACTGACATGGCAGAATTTACTTTTAAAAAAGAAGCTAGTTTATATCTTGTGCACGATAGCAAGCAGTATAAGTTAGACATAAGTGAAATTACCTTTGGCCAAGTATTTACAGAAGTTTCTTATGCTGTAAAAACGTTACATAACCAAAGTAGCTTTGAAGGTTCCATAATAAATAAAGCACAGCCTGCAAGTGTTTCTTTTACAGTTCCATTATTGCAGGAAGTAAGAAATAAGATTGTATTTGAAAGATTACTTGATTATACAACTTTTGATTTATACATATCTACACCGCAAGATGATTTTAAGCTGGAAAAATGCGTTATTACAAATGGGTCGTTCGAGATTAATAAATCTAAACCCCTGAGTTTAACGGTGGAAGGCGAAGCATCTAAGCTGTCAAAATTTACTGGGACAATACCAGGTGTTGCACAGAACACTAGTATTACTACCAGTACCTACAATTTAGCCCGTATTGCTCAGTGTACGATTGGTAGTACAGAAATAGCCCCTAGAACTATGTCAGTAGAGCTTGATAATGACATTGAGTGGAATAAGTACACCACAATACAAGGAGGGTTAGCGGCAACTGATAGTACCAGTTCTATGTACCCTACTGAGTTTACCACTGGGACTAGAGTAGTATCAGGCTCAATATCAAAATATTTAGAAGAAGGCTCAACAGACGTACTTACGTGGAGTACCAATACGAGTATAAGAATAAAAGCGGGATCAATAACACCTTTTTATGGACTAGATTTTAATATAAGTAATTGCTCATTTACAAATCGAATCCAAGTATCAGATGTATTTTCTGAAGGGTATGATTGGAGAATGACACAAAACCCAACCTCGCTTTCAAGCGTAATAACTTATAACACAACATAGGAGTATAGAGTAATATGGATTTAAAACAATTAGTGGTCGATACAAAATCAGTGTGGATTGATTTTTCCGGCCTAGACGGATTTTCCGTAGAAGTAGCAAATCTTTCTAGAAAAGAATTGACAGTATTAAGAAAGAGGTGTACAACCTCTAAATTCAATAGAAAATCAAGGCAGATTGAAGAAACCTTAGATGAGGATAAGTTTGTAACTTTATTTACAAAAGCCAGTGTAAAAAACTGGAAAGGGCTAACCCTAGAACATCTTGAAACTTTAATTTTAATAGATATTGGTGACAAAGATAAAAATACTGAAGTGGAGTACTCGGAAGAAAATGCCGAAGTTCTTGTAAGTCAATCAACAGAATTTGATACATGGCTCAATGAGGTAGTCTTTGATTTAGATAATTTTCGTAGCAAGTCAGCGAGAGTTCTGCCTAAAAAAGCTGGAGGAGCTGTTCAAAAATCTTGATTCTGGAATGACGCGAGAGCGTTATTTTGAGATGCAAGAACAGATGGGGCATGAAATTAAGCCTGAGGAAATGCCTCCAGATTGGGAGGATTTTCCAGCTGAAGTAAATGATGCAGCAGTTATTTTTAATTATTTAGGCGATAGAGTTTACCCTGATATAGGGTATGTAGGAAAAGATTATACAAACCTTCCTATTTTATTAGAGATATATGGGATTGAAGATCCTTCGTTTACGATAGATATTTTGAACAATTTAGATCAGCGCGCAATTAAAGAATCTTCAGAACACTTGAAGAGGGAGCATGAAAAGCTAAAGAGAAAGCATAGTGGCCGAAAATAGTATTACCTTTACCGTCAAAGCTAAAAAAGACGGTTCATGGAAAATAATTGCAAAAGATGCAAATGCTGCAGCGAGCGCTATTGATAGAACTTCTACTGCCACAGATAGAGCCACTAAAGCAGGAGATAGGTGGAGTAAAGGCAATAAAGGTGTAGCCCAAGCGGGCATGAATACTACTAAAGCCTTCTCCAAGATGAATCAAAGCATGGTGGGCGGAGGCGGTTTAGTAGGAGCCTACGCTACTTTAGCGGCAAACGTTTTTGCTTTAACAGCAGCATTTGGAGTTTTACAAAGAGCAGCAGCAGCGGAACAGCTTGCTGCAGGTCTGGCTTATACTGGAGAAGTAGCGGGTAGAAATCTACCTTATATTGCCGATAGATTAAGAGAAATTACTGGCGAAGCTGTCTCCACCCAAGAAGCTATGTCATCAGTTGCTCTTGCAACTTCTTCCGGGTTTTCGGGAAAACAAATAGCAGATTTAGGTGAGGTTGCAAAAGGTGCTTCTCTTGCTCTTGGTCGAGATATGACCGATGCTCTCAATCGTTTAATACGTGGTGCCGCAAAGCTAGAACCAGAACTATTAGATGAATTAGGTATAATGGTTCGTTTGGATAAAGCTTCTGAAGACTATGCTGCCCAGATTGGTACAACTGCAAGTCAATTAACACACTTTCAACAACGTCAAGCCTTTTTAAATGCAATTATTATAGAAGGTAAGGATGCTTTTTCCGGTGTTGCTGAAGCTATTGAGGTTAATGCATATGATCAGCTTGCTGCTTCTCTTTCTGACTTATTAAAATCATTTGTTACTTTTATAAATAAAGCTCTTGTCCCTATGGTTAAATTTTTCTCAAAAAGTAAATTGGGATTAATTGGAGGAGTTCTTTTATTCGCTAGTACTATTAGAAGTACTCTCTTGCCTGGGCTAACAGGTGCGGCAAAAAGCTTCAAAGAATATGCAGCAACACAGGCCCAAGCAGCCCTTGAAACACAGAAAAATATTACTACTACCGGGGACCTGCCCAAAGCATATAATCAATTATCTCATAGTATAAAAGAAGGCACCGCTTCATATGAGGAAATGGAAGCCGCCAACGCCTCTTTAACCCAATCTTCTACTGATCGTGCAGCTAATCTAACTGCACTTGAGGCACAGGAGGGCACTCATGCTGCAACACTCCAAACTAAGAGAGCGGCTTTGAATGGTGTAACACAAGCACAAGCGCAATTACAAATAACTATGATGTCCTCGATTCAGGCTTCTAGAGCTGCCGCCGCTGCTTCTGCCCTTGATGCGGCTTCAAAATGGAATCTAAAAGGTGCATATACGGGAATTGTTGACGCTGTTAGATGGTATAAACTGGAACTTGCTATGGCTGCGGTTATGAATGGGAAAGCCAGTGTCAGTTTTCTTGGTCTTAAAGCTTTTGTTTATGGAGCAACTCTTTCATTCAGGGCTTTAGGTACAGCAATATTAGTTGCGTTACCTTGGCTTGGCTTAATAGGTATGGCTATAGGAATGGTTGCTGCAAAGTGGGATGATTGGTTCGGTGATGGAGAAACCGTTAAAAAACAGAATGAAATTATTGAGAGTCTTGACCAATTAGACGAGTCTGCAAAGACACTTAAAACTACTTTAGAAAGTATTGATATGAAAGCTGTAAATGCCGAATGGAAGACTTGGGAAGCGACTACAAGGCAGCAAGCAGGAGCCGCTGCGCAAGTAAGAGATCGGTTAATAGAAATATCCCAAGTAGAAGTTGACTCAAAAATGGCCACTCTAGCAGAAAGATTTCGTGAACTAGGCGAGGCGGAAGAGGATGCTAATTATTGGTTAGAGAATCCTATTTTTAATAAGTTATTATTTGGGGTTCCAGGTAAGCTGGCCGCTTCCTCAGTAGCGGGCCTCACAGAAGAAACGAAAAAATTGAAAGAGGCGATTAACGAAGTCACAGTAGCCCAAGTACTTAGAGGTAATGCTGAAGCAATAGTAAAGGCGCGACTGTCGGGAAATGATGAGGAAGTAGCAAGGCTACAAGCGCAGAGAGAAGAACTCAGAGCATTAGGAGAAACAGCCCAAAAAACAGATGTAGATGCCATTCTTGCAAAACCCTCGGAGAAGGAGACAATAGTAACCCTTTTAGATAGTGCAAATTCGAAAGCGAACAGCTTATTAGGGAATCTTGGTAAGATGGCTGAAAAGAATAAAGGCCCTTACGATGCCATTGTTGAAGATCTAGAGCAAATTAGTCTTGCTTTAAATCAGGAGTCGAAAGGAGAGTTAACTGCCGAAGCCACAGAATTACAGAGAGCTCTAAACATGGACGGCTCTGATGCCGAGATTGTTAAAGTAATGGAGAGATTCACTAAAGGTTCTAAAGATCGTGTTAAAGATTTCAACACCTTAAAAAATAACGTAGTTAAGTATAGAGATAGATTAGCGGAATTACCTGGGATTATAGCTAAAGAAAAGCAAGAGTTAAAAAATGTACAACATATGCGAAAGGCCTCCCCTGAGATTCTAGGTCAGATTCAAGTAATGGAACAGAGCCTAGTTAATAAAAAAATGGAACAGTTAGAGACAGAAAGACTAATGATCGTAGCCTTAAAGCAGGAAACAGAGAAAGCAACTAGATTAAAAGAGATCGAGTCAGAAAAGGCAGCAATCAAAGCAGAAAGTAAGGATCAAAGTACAAAAGATTGGGAAATGGCACAAGCCACCGCAGCAGCTCAAAAAGAATCTTTAGGATTTATGAAAAAAGCCCTAGACGCAAATAAGCAGATACTAGATGCTAAAGAAAAGACTCTTCGTCTGCAGGCTCAAGACGCCGCCTTTGCGAAGAGAGGTTCAACAACTCTTACTGCGAAAGAAGAAAGAGATCTTAAAAAGAAAATGCAAGATGAACAGATTAAAGCGATGAACACAGAGTTCGCCATTAAAATAATGGGTATAGACATCGAATACACTCTTTTAGACGCAAAATATGAGTATCTTATAAAACAGGCAGAAATGCTTGGTTTAGAATCTACTCAACTAAAGGCGACAAGAGCCCTTGTTGCAAGCACCAAAACAGCAGTTATAGCGGGAGCAACAGCGCAGCACATAGCAAACGTTAACGAAGCTATGAATCCTACTAAAGACAATGAAAAAGTAAAAAATGAATTCATGGGTGCTAGTTCTCAGGGTGATACTACATATGAGCGTATGACAAATGCTTTTGATGAGGATACGGCAGGATGGGATGAAGCAAAGACAAGCGAAAAAATACAAGCCGTACGTAATATAATGGGTCCAATGATGGAGGACTTAAGAGCTCTCGGACCTGAAGGCGAATTCGTTGCTCAACTAGGGGAGAGTAGTCTCATAATAGGGGAATTATTTACAGGTACTTTCGAGAATATAACTAATACTCTTACGAATTTTGAAACCAAACAAGGTGAGACTTTCGAAACCATGGGAGCTGCCTGGGACGCAATGGAGCTATCTGATAAAGCAGCGATAGTAGGCCAGGCTTTAGGTGCAGTTGCAGGAATGATTGGGCAAATCGCCCAAATGCAAGCTGCAAAGTCAAAAGCTGCTATTGCCGCGGTCGATAAAGAAATCGCAGCAGAAAAGAAACGAGATGGTCAATCTGCAAAAAGTATAGCAAAGATAAAAGAATTAGAGAAAAAGAAAGAAGCAATGAAGCGAAAGGCTTTTGAAACTCAAAAGAAGTTACAATTAGCCCAAGCTGTCATGGCAACTGCATCTGGTATCGCAATGGCACTATCTAGTGCACCGGCTCCTTGGAGTTTCATACTTGCAGGAATGACTGCAGCAATGGGTGCTATGCAGATATCAATGATTTCTGGTATGCAATATGAGGGAGGAGCCGCTCAAACTCCTACAGCTCCTGGAGCTGTAAGTGCTGGAAAGAGAAGAAACTCGGTAGACTTTGCTAAATCACAGTCAGCGGCCGGAGAGCTTGCTTATATGAGAGGAGCATCAGGCATAGGAGGCCCAGAGAACTTCCAAGGTGCATTCGCAGGAAAACGATATAGAGCTGCAGGTGGAACAGCCGGTTATGTAGTCGGAGAGCAAGGACCTGAGTTATTTATGCCAGATAGACCAGGAAGAGTAGTTCCAGCCGATGATACTGAAAATATGGCAGGTGGAAATAATGTAACATTTAATATTAATACTATTGATGCCGTAGGAGTGGAAGAAGTATTAACAGAACAGCAAGGTAATATAATAGGTATGATAAGAACAGCAGCAAATGAATATGGAGACCCCTTTCTAGAAAATATTGATACAAGTATTTACAGTACTCCATTCGCAGGATATAGGAGAGCATAGTGGCATCTTTTACTAGTTATCAGGATACGTTACCTGATCCCAATAATCTTATTTCAACTGCCGGTGCATCAGGCACAGGATCTGCGGGTCCTGGTTATGTGTCTGTCGATCTTGTTTCGGATCAGAAAGTTCTTATAAGTAGAACAAATTCTCAAAGAGTTGCGGCACGTTCAATAGCAGGGCATAAGTGGAATATTAATATTAAATATAATAAACTGACCCTTGAAGATTTTAATCCTGTTTATACATTTTTACTTCAGCGCATGGGGGCAATTCATCCTTTTTACGTGTCTTTACCCCAATATAGAACCCCACAAGATAGTACGTTTAGTACTTTTGTGAATCCAGCTACAGCAAATAATGTAAATTTGTTTCCAGATACAAACCCTACTCAGGGAGCTGCAGGCTCAACAAGTCTATTACTTCAGGGCAGAAGAGATGGAATCTCAGGAGCCGTATACGCAATAAATACACCTAGTACTGCTAATTTTACTACTGCAAGCACTTATACCAGAGTTGCTAGTACTGGAGGTGGAGGTACTGGAGCAACATTTGATGTAACTACAACTGTAGGTAACAGTGTCACACCCACGGTTAAAATAGCAAACCCAGGAAGTGGTTATACCAATAGTAGTAATATAACTATTAACAAAGATTTAATTGGGGCGAGTGCAGATATTACTTTTGCAATTACAATAAATGATGAAAGAACTTATAATTGGAGAGGGCATGGAGCGCCTAGCGTTGGTGATTTATTTACTGTAAAAGACTCCAAAGCAAGCAATCATACAAAAGCGTATATGGTCACCAGAGTAGAGACTTACGATCATTATGATAGTAACTTATCACGGCCTGCAGATTATCAAGTCAGAATTACATTCACCCCCGGCCTAACAAAAAGTATTACTGCTAGTGGTACCCCCAATGATAACGATAGTTTTGTTTTTTATGACCCAAAAGTACGAGTAATAATGCCTTCCGCATTACAAAAGTACTCTTTAAATGTAGATAATCTTTATAATTTTAGTCTTAAAGTAGAAGAAGCCGAAGCATGACAGTAAAAATATTACGACAAATAAATTCAGACGTTTCCGCCAAACTCAGAAGCGGAGACCCGTTCCTATATGCTCATTTAGTAAAATTTGAGAAACCAATAAAAACAGTTACAGGAGCAGTTGCAGAAACTTTTCAAGACTACTCTTATTTGACTGATGCCTCTCACAATATAACTTTTGATGATGGTAGTCAGAATTCAGTAGGTGACTGGAATGGAGCTCAAACTTATGTAGCCGAGCGTTTAACTAAAGTAGGTCAGGTTGCAGAAACTACTCAGGCGAAAGCTACTAGTATGACGTTAACCCTGGACTCAATAGCATTAAATTCAACCGTAGTCCCTACTAGCACTACTATTGTTCATGACTCTAATCCTGCTACTGTAGAAATTAGTGAAAGTTGGATTGATGCAGGTTTTTCGGAAGGCGATAAAATTAGAATTGCATCAGATGATGGTAATAATGGAAAGTATATTATTATTACTGGATTCAGAAATGCCAATAAAACAGTTACTGTCATTTTAGAGTCAGGAGGGGTTTCCACTAGCTCTAATGCCAACTATACTTTTACAATAGAAACAGAAGAACATTCTAGTTTATTCGCTGATAAGGGAGAGTCCAGTTACGCTCATTATATAAATAGAGAAGTTTTTGTCTATAAAGCATTATTAGATCCTTCCACTGGAGAAATTATAGGACGATCCGCTCCGCCGATAATTAATAGTACCCAACAAGGTTATGATGATACTTATATAGCAGGGCCGATTTTAATTTTTAAAGGTATAATTGCTAATGTTAAATTAAAAGAAGATCCAAATAAAGTATCAACAATTAGTTGGAACCTTACAAGTCATTGGGGCGACTTTGTAACAGTAAATGGTCGTTTAACTTCAGATACAGAACATAGAGGAATTAATGGACAAGGGCAAACTGATTATGCTGCTCTTATTCGTCCGGAGTATATTAATGATTTTGGATTTATGCACTCCGAACAAGCTCTTAATTTAATTGCAAAATATAAAGCAACAGAAACCAAATATAAATTTAAAAAAACCGGCTTTGCAGGGTTAGGTAGTGGCAAAACTATAGAATACGAGGAAGAAGTTGAACGTGAGATAGAATTAAAGTTTAATCTTGATGCTCGTCGCCTCCCAGTAGTATATGGTGTTAATAGGATTGACAGTTTTCCTATTTTTGTTGATTTAGATGCAAAGGAAACTCAGAATGTATATGCTGCATACGCTTTATGTGAAGGGGAGGTAGCAGGTTTATATGATATTTATATTGATGATAAAAGTAGAATTTGTGCAGATGGAAATGATGAGGGCAGTCGAAGCGATGACTCTGATGCAGTAAGTGTTGTTTGTGAAGGTAGAAAGGATAGGGGAGATACTTTAGCCTCTAAATCATTACATACCACAGCTACCTCTTATATACATGCAGGCCCTTTTGGTACTATTAATATCAATGGAGTAGATTATAAAGGCGGTCCACGAGAAATGATGGTCTTTGCTCCAGAAACAGGCTGGCAAAAAATTTCAGACGCACAAAATAATACAAAAAGCCCTGCAACAGGTATACGACATAAATTAGGTCATGTATTTGAAACTCCAATTAATACAAAGTTAATCTTCCACAGAGGAAAACCAGATCAAGAGGCCGATCAAACTTTAGTTCATAAAGCTGCAGCATTACAAAAAAATAATGCTGGTGATGTAACAACAGCGGGCTTCTTAGTTCAGAGTCAATATTTTGAGGATGAGGATAAATCAAACTACTGGGGACCAAATCATAGATTACTAGATACAGCTTATGTAGTTTGTCATTTTGAGGTTACAGAAGAAGATTTACAAATCCCTGAACTAGACTTTGTAGTTCGAGGACGAATTCTACCTTGTTTCAACTATGACTGGGCTTATAGGGAAGATCCTTTTCCTCCGATAGCAGACCCCGCACATAATAATCCTACTGATTTTCAGTTAGGGGAATCCGTTACATTACATAAAACTAGTGGAGACGCACAAATTGGTTCAGCTATTACTATTGCTGATTTCCATACTTATTATGATGAAGATTCAGACGGTAGTACAACAGGAGATCCCCCTGTAAGTACGGATACAGGAAAACATCAAATTTGGAGATTTGCCTCCGATCCTGGACTAGGAACCACTACTAGCTTTTATATGAAGGGTTCCACAGGTAAACGCTGGTATTTTAATACACACGAACATAAGAATATAACCTCTACTAATATTACAAAGAATTTGACGGCTACTGTTGCTTCTTATTCCAATGGTACCGCTAATGGTACAAAAATTGTACTTAATGCAGGAGGAGACCAAGGGGAGCTCGTTGCAAAAGCAATGGAATATGGCGATGGAATTGCTCCTGTTTTCGCTACCTCCTCCTCTGACGAAGCTAGAGCTAAAATAAACTACTCATTCTTTGTTACATCCAATTCTAATGGTTCTAAAGTAAATTCTTCCACCCTTACACTAGATAACATTTCTAACATACTTCCTGCTAATGGGTGGAATACAGCGGATATCCCTTCCGTACGAGCACCTAAAGCAATAGTTATTCCTGGAGGTAATACAACCGAGGATTATTACTTTGGTATGATAGTGAAGTTGACTCGAACTAAGGATGATGGAACCAGAGTCATTCAGAAGCGTTTAATAGTAAAAAGTAAGAATATTACTTATGGCTCTTCCTCCAGTGCAGTAGTCGCTATTGTTAGTCATGATTGGGATATTGATGCCTCTGGAGACTTCACTTTATCCCCAAATACTGCAGCGGGTCTTGGTGGAGGTACTAGAGTAGCTGATAAAATAGAAATTATTACTAAGCCTGACAATAGAGTTACTATAAATCCCGCCATGCAATTATTAGATTATATTACTAATAAGAGGTATGGTAAGGGGTTAAGCCTTGAAAAAGATATTGATTTAGATAGTTTTAAAACAGTTGCAAGACTTTGTGACACTCGTTCTGATGTTTCTATTATATTTCCTGCGAGCGCTTCCATAAGTGTAGGGGATGTTTATAGGTATGACGATGATGGAGATAATACTGGTAATACAGTATGGCAAGGTACAGTTTCAACCATTTCTTCAAATATTGGATATTCTGGAGGAACATATAAAGAAGTTACTTTTACAAGTTGTATTGGAAAATTAGGACATAAATGGTTTGATTGGAAGGGTTATAACCCAGGAGATTTATTGTGGGAGCCTTTTACGGGAAGATTCTGGGTTAATGCTGAAACTACTTTTAAGACAATTACAGTTCCTACTTCTAATGGCGCGTTTGGACAGGCTATAACTTTATATAGAGTTGGCTCAGGCTCAGGAGCTTCTTCTTTAAATCCTTATGTAGGAAGTTTTGCCTCTCAAGGTGCAAACGCCGCAGATGGTTCAGTTAGTTTTGAAGGCAATCCATTTATTAAATCATGGAGCGGAACAGGATTTACTGTTAATGGCTACTCTCTATATGATGCAGATGATGTTAAATATTGGAGATATATGGGATGGCAGTCACAGAATCAACGAGAAGTAACACGACATCAAGCTTGTCCTGTTCTTGACACTAATACTACTGTTTTTGCTAATATAAATAGTTTATTAGCGCATTTTAATGGAATCTTAAGATACTCTAATGGGAAGTATGAACTTGATGTACAATCAGGCGCTGTTTTAGAGGGATATGGAGCAGACGATACGCGAATAATAAGGGATACTGATATTGTAGGGGCAATCACTGTAGACGATAATGGACAGAAAAACTCTAAGAATACAGTTAGTGTTAACTTTCCAGATCCGCAGCAAGATTATGGTAACCGTGCTGTAACTTATTTTAATTCCACTTATTTAGCTGAAGATAGAAATATCCCTAAAAAACAAGATATAAAAACTCCGCATATTTTAAATTATTTTAATGCAAGAATTAATGCCAAACAATATTTGGATCAAAGTAGGTATGGCAAGAAAATAAACTTTATAATGGAGCCAAAAGGCAATCTTCTTCTTGCAGGGACTATTATACAGGTTTCTTACCCTAGATTCGGATGGGGAAGTGATGATATTCCAGTTGTTGAATTTAGTACTCAAGGTAAAACTACTACTTCCAATCCTCATGGTTTTAAGGTGGGAGATGTAGTTAGGTATGAAGATATTAGTATTCCTCAAGGGCATGGGAGTGTGGGCGCTACAGCTTTCAATAATTCATATTTTACAGTTTCTGAAGTGGTTAATAGTACCTCTTTTAAAACTAATCAAGCAGATGTTGCCACTGTCGCACCAACAAGTACCATTACTTTAGGAAAAGTATATAAAAAAGGCGAATACTACAGAATTTCTAATCTAAATATGCGTGAAGACTGTGCTGTTCAAGTAACTGCAGTTGAGCATAATGACGAATCCTTTTTAATTTCAAAACGAAAATCAGATATTACAGGTATAACTGGTACTAGTGTTCCCGTCTTACCAGCTCCCGGAGCTCCGACTAATCTAGCAGTTTCTGTTGATGCTGACAATGAAAAGTTTGTTCTTTCATGGACTAATAATTCTGATTGTTTTAAGAAAGATGGAACAACATGGAATACAAATTTTAATACTGAGATCTGGAGTAATTATGTAGGATCTTTTTCTGGTGTTTCATCCATAGCACCTGTTTCAGGTATAACTCCTTGGACAGGAGGAGCCAGCCAAATAGATGAAGAAGGCAAAAGAGGCTGGCTAGATGGGGTACAAAACTCTGGCACATCTGGAGGAATAACTAAGTTCGAATATACTCCTATGGGCTCTGGAGATCAACCAAGATATCACTGGATACGGCACGTAAAAGAGGTAAATGTACAAGGGCCCAATGGTACAAGTGTTAGAACAGTTGCGAGCCCTTGGCACCCAGTATCGGGAAATGGTATATCAGGTACAGTAACAAAGAGAAGAGAAGTAGGGGAAGTATCTATAGTTTCTACCAATGGAGTGATAGTTTTTTATGAAGGTAAAGATAGAACCAATCCTAGCGGAAATCTAACTTTTAGAGTTACTCCTAGTAATCTGGCGAATAATAAAGTCTGGCAATACCAATATTGGATAAGTACTAATATAGATGGTAATGCAGCTACTAAAGACTATATTCTTAGTGGCAGTGATCAATCCAGCGCTAGTAATACTTCTAATCAATATAAAGGAAAGCATAATTACTCTAACGGTAGTAATGCGGCATATGATGACTTTACACTAGATGCAGCCTTCGAACCTAAATCCCCTGCTGATAATCCAGACCGAGACTCGGTAACTTTATATGTAAATGTATTCGAATTAGATGACACTAATGGAGTACCTGCAAATGCTGAAGAAGCAGCCAAGGATAAAATATCTTTAAGTGCTATAGACATCGGCAAGCCCGGCTATGAGGTAGATTTTAATAATGCAACCCATACTTTTTATGCAAATGAAGATGGTACAGCAGATGCAACTGAGTTCGGTGGTTGTACCCCCACAGTATATAGGCTTTCTGCGCTGGGACCACAACAATTAACATATGCTCCCTTTACTTCTAGTGTGGCAGATAATACTTTTAGTTATGGTGATACTAACAATGAAACCACAGACCAGGATCCTAGCGGTAGTGCCATTCAAACCGATGGTATTACTGGAACAAATTGTACACCTGTATTAACTACTAGTAACGGTAAAATTACTTTAACATCAGATACTAATGGTATTATTAGCGGTACTACAACTCCTTTTTATGCAAGTGTTTTACTGAGAATACTAGATAATAAACAGTTAAAGGGAAATAGAATCGGGGATGAGGCTAGAATTAAGTTTCAGACCCTTACCTTTTCAAAGATACCAAAGTTAGTACGAGACGGTACTACCTATGTAATTGATGTAGCTGATAGACAAGAGCCAGGTTCTGGGGTTACTTATGATCCTGCAGTACATGATTATATTGATGATGCTACTCATGCTGCTTGGATTAATGATAATAATTTATGGGCTTCAAATGAAAGCACAACCAATCAATATGCCCAGGAAGGTGCACTTGCTGTAATCGCTAAATCTGCTGACGGGTTTATACGACCAAATGATATTTTAGTAATTACTAAGAGTGGACAAGAGAGCGGTTCAAGAATTTATATAGGTAGTGGAACAAATAATTCGAGTTCAGTCACACATTCTAATTGGAGTTCAAAAGTTACTGAAAACTTTAAAGGAAGTGTAATTGTTCCAGGCACACTTTCTGCGTCCACCCTTGCCGCCAATACCACACTTACTAATACCTTAAAGGTTGGTAGTCGTATAGTTGTGGGTACTACCGATGATAGCGGGAATCAGGTTGCGGGACAAATTACTACACCAAATAAATCAGCCCCAGGTAGTTTTGTAGCCGCTCCAGATACAGATGATGGTATATTTATTGGCCATGCACAGAAATCGGGATCTAGTGGTAATAATGACTGGTATCCTGTACTTGACATTGGGGACGGAACAAACTATCTTCGTTATAATGCCGTTGATGGCTTCCAGCTTGGAGGAAGTATGGCAGTAGCCGCTGCTGGACAGACAGGAGAGTCCACAGCAATAATTTACCAAAGAGCTACTAGTACTCCTACAGAACCGGCAGATAATGCGACTACAATAGCAGCTGCAATTAGTGGAACTAGTTGGACTGTTACAGTACCTGCTGGAAGTAATCAATTATATGCATCTTTTGGTAGAAGAGCTGCACACACATCAGCACAGGGCTCGACTACTTATTGGGTTTGGGAAACTGCCGTACAATATGATGCAACAGATGGTACTGATGGACAAAGGTCCTATGTACAATATGTTTACCAGAGAACTACTTCAGGGAATAATATAGACGGTCAAGTTCCTACTAATAGTAATCAAACTTATGCAGACCCTGTTAATGGAGTAGCAAGTGGTAGTAACTGGGCAACAACTAACCCAGGATTACAGGCTAATGGCGACAAAATTTGGATTTCACAACGACGTTATACGTCTGATGCGGCCGCCCCTCAAGATTCAGGGTGGTCAACCGCTGTAATATACTCTTGGAGAGTAGATGGATCAGATAGTACAGCACAAGGGCAAGCAGGAACTCCAGGTCCGGGAATGTTTCGTATCTCTACTGGAACTACTGCTACCATAAACGAACAATCTATTACTACCGGATTATTGACTGCCGCAACAGGTAGGGGATACGCTATTCTTGGAGACCATGCCATAGTAGTTAATAGTAATAATGTTACTAAAGCATATAGATGTATACTAACTACTACTAGTGTTAATCACTATAATACTCAGAATGCGTCAGGTAATGTTTGGCAAGAAGCTAGTGCTTTCTTTGGCGGGGATATTATTGTTGATGGAGGAGTTTCGGCACAAGCATTAACAATAGTTAGTAGCGAACCGGCACAAAATGCAGGCACTCAACCCCGAGCCGCAGGAATTTTTATGACAGGGGACAAAGGTACCGCAAAAATAGAGGTAAAAGAATGGGATTCTGTCAATAGCACGTATAAAGATCGAGTAAAAATTGGTTATCTAGGTTCATAGTAACCACCTCAAAAATAAAACTTGACTAAATATGTCCTTTGAGATATAATTCTAGAATGGAGAATATACATGACTGCAGCAACCTATGACTTAGTGATCGATCAAGGATCCGACTTTGCCATTGACTTAACAATTACAGAGGGAGGATCAGCTAAAAATCTTACTGGCTACTCAGGCAGGGCTCAGCTGCGAACAACTCATACCGCTTCTAGTGCAACCGCAAGTTTTACTGTAAGTGTAGTAAATGCTTCTAACGGAACAATGAAAATGGAAATGCAAGCATCAACTACTACAGGCATTGCTGCCGGAAGATATGTGTATGATATGGAAATTCATACAGCAAACGATGCAACCGTAAAGAGGTTAATTCAAGGTAGTGTAACTATTAATCCTGAGGTAACACGGTAGTGCCAGATTCATTAGGGACACAAGTAGAAATAGTTGAAGAAGTAACAACCGTTTCCGTAACAAATAATAATAGTATTGGAGTAACTTTAGATGATACCAGTACTACTCTTGTTACTGTAAATAACTTAGCCCTTCCAGCACAATTTCAGGATGCAGCAAATATTGCTGTAACTCCTTATAACACTATTACATCTAGTAATTTGCAGACTGCTTTGCAGCAATTAGCAGATCAAGATTTTCGCGGTGCATCCGCTCCAACTGGTTCTAATATACAGGAAGGGGATACATGGTATGATACCGACGATGAACAATTTAAAGTCTATCGCGAGACAAGTTCAGGTACTTTTCAGTGGGTTCCCATAATAGTGGGCGCAGCTGGTGGCGACTCTGATACAATAGACGCAGGATCCTATTAGGATAACTCGGAGTTATAAATGGCTCAAACAATTAAAATTAGAAGAACCACGGGAACTGGTAAGCCTTCGAGTGTTGCTCAAGGAGAACTATTTTATGCCTATGGGGATAATGGAACTTATGGAAAGCGCCTTGCAATAGGAAACGAAAGTGGTGGTGGAAACACTCCAGAGATTATTGGTGGTAAGCATTTCATGGATATGCTTGACCATACACCTGGAAACTTAACAGCAAGTAGTGCGTTAATTACAGATGCTAACTCTTATCTTGATGAAATTAAATTAAAAAATGAGGGTGAGCTAAAACTCTACGAAGGGACATCAGGCGGTACTAATTATGTATCATTAAAAGCACCTGCAGCAGTTGCTAATGACTTAACTTATACTCTTCCTGGGGATCTTACTAATGGGTATGTACTATCAACCAATGGTTCTGGAGTTCTTAGTTGGATAGCTCAAAGTAGTACTTTAACAATAGCTGCTGATAGCGGCTCAAATGATACGATTACTGTAGGAACAGATACTCTTACTTTTGAAGGTACTGCGAATGAAATTGAAACTACAGTATCAAATAATAAAATTAATATTGGACTTCCAACTAATGTAACAATTTCTGGTAATCTAACAGTTTCAGGTACAACTACTACTGTTTCTTCCACTACTGTAAATGTTGCAGATTCAATGTTATCACTTGCTACTGGCAATAATTCTAGTGATGCAGTAGATATTGGTTTTTATGGATTATATGATGATTCTGGATCTCAAGATGAATATGCGGGGCTTTTCCGTGACGCTGGAGACCAGAAGTGGAAACTATTTAAAAATTTACAAGCAGAACCCACCACTACAGTTAATACTAGCGGAACCGGATATGCTGTGGCGACTCTTGTAGCCCACCTTGAAGATTCTAGTGTAGCAATTACTGGTGGATCAATAACAGGTATTACCGATCTAGTAGTGGCGGATGGCGGTACTGGAGCAAGTTCATTCACTGATAATGGAATTATTTACGGTAACGGAACTGGAGCTTTATCAGTTACCGCAGCAGGAACAGACGGGTATTTCTTATATAGTAACAGTGGAACGCCTGCATGGACAAATTCAATAGACGGCGGCACTTATAGCTAATAGGACAACACTATGCCAGTAGTAATTAAAGTAAAAAAGAGTGAAACAGCTCTTTCTAAACCTACGTCAAGTGATATAGCTGTTGGCGAGGTTGCACTTAATGCTAAAGATCAACGAATTTTTGTCCGTGATTCCAATGGTGATATTATTACTGTTGGAGAAGCCGGAGGAATTCGTCATGAAAGTTCTGCGGTTACTTTTAAAGTTACAGTAGCTACAAAAGATGCGACTCATAGGTATAA